GGTCCTTTGAGACCAGGCGCTGCTGGACACCCGTTAGAAGTTGAAGGTTATACCGTTGTGGGATTTGACCCTGCTATGGGTAGAGGCCGTGCAGCCTTTGTTGCTATGACATACAACAGGCACGATGGAAAAATTTATGTTTTGGATGTTCTGGATATGTCAGAACCTACGCCACAAAAGATTAGACAGGCTATTGAAGAGTTTGTTCAAAAGTACCGACCACAAGAGTTAAGAGTAGAAATCAATGCACACCAAAAAGCATACTCCCTTGACTCAGACTTACAACAATGGTTGGCAGGTTATGGTGTTCGCCTCAATGCTCACTTCACTGGCAAGAATAAATGGGACACAACCTTCGGAGTCGCAGGAATGTCTACGCTCTTTGGAACAATCCTCAACGGAAAGTTCCAAAAAGACAACATTATTGAACTCCCAAGTACTGAAGGTTCTGAAGGGATTAAGGCTTTAGTCCAACAGTTAATGACTTGGAAGCCTGATACCAGAGGTAAGACTGACTGTGTTATGGCTATGTGGTTTGCAGTACTGCGTTGTCGTGAGTTTATGCAACAAAATAATCAAGCACAAAGGTATGTAAATAACCGCTGGGCTACAAGAGCACAACAAAATAAAAGAATGACTATTAATCTAGATGAAGCATTTACTGCCCAGTGGCAGGATATGTATGGATAGGAACAATGGCTAAGACTCCTAAGAAAGTAACTTCGCGTCTTTCTAAAGACGTGCGTGAAGTTATACGTGAGATGTCCAAAGCGCCATTTGGTAAGCCTGGAAAAGTATCTGACTTTCCTAAATTAACCACTGCTGAGGCTGAAGAGTTAAAAGCCAAGCAGAAAAAAGTACCATCAGTTACAGTAACACAAAAAAATAAATTACAAAAAAATATAAATACTGTAAAAATTGCTGGTGGAAATGCAGGAAAAGGTACTCCGCTTGGGGATGCAAAAGACGCTGCAATGAGAAAAATATCTAATGCGGCAATTGTTGAACTACAAGATATAAATAGACAGTCTCAAATTAAATCTGCTCAAGCACAAGCAGTTGGAAAAACTTCTAGCGAAACTTCTTTATTGAGACTAGGCCCTGCATCAGGTAATTTATCAGGTAAAGTAATTATGTTGGCAAGAAACGGTAAACTTGCTAATCAACCATTACGTCCTGAAACGGTTAAGGCAATAACTGCGGCTTATAAAGCAGGGGCAAAATTTGTCGTTGGAGATATGCCTGGTGTTGATTCAGAATTTATTAAATTATTAGACAAATTAAATGCTAATTATAGAGTCTATCACACAGGTGACTCTCCTAGAATAAAAACAAATACTCAACCTACTAAACTTACACCTCAACAAATAGAAAGTAATATTAAACAAATAGCAAAAGACCGTGCTATTTCTTATAATTTAGCCAAAGAAATGTTTTGGGAAGAACTAAAAAAGTCCCCAAAAACAAATCCAGTAAACCAACCAACTGTTTTATCAAAGGCCATACCCACTAGAGCAGAGTTAGAATCTACAGGTTATCGTGCTGTTAAGTATCAAGGGAAAACTATTTATCTTTCTCCTGCACAGGTAAAGCAAATAGCAAAAGATTTGGGTATCAAAGTAGATTTTAAAGGTGGACAAACCAATTTATTTGGTGAAGGCACTAAAGGACAATACGAAAAGATTACTGGCATAAGCCCAGAGGCACGTTCTGCTATAGACCGCAAGGCTGCTGCTGAAGCAGAGCGTTTAAGAACAGAAGCAATGCGTGATTGGCAAGCACAAAGCAAAGCAAGTGTTACTAATAAAATGGTTAGACCACCTGCTGAGCAATTAAAGGCAGTTAGTGCAGCATCACCAAAAGCAGAAGCCTATGCAGAGCGGTTATACAAAAAAGCATTTCAAACATTAACACCTAAAGAACGTAAAGCAATTAATATGATTATTGAAGAAGAAGCACGTAGAGCGCAAAAGGCTACTTCTTCTAGGGTAGGGCAGGGCATAAGACCAAGTTCATACAAACCACCAATGCTTAGTGGCGGCGCTTTAGGCGGCATACTAGGTTTTGGCGGTGGTGGATTACTAGACCAACCAAAGTAAGGAAAAAATGTTATCTATAGAACAAATTTCAGCACGCATTGATGCGTTGCGCTATCGTGCTGCTAGCCGTGATGCACGGCAGCAAGACGTACTTGCTGTGCGTAAAGGCGAGATTGCATCTGTATACCCTGATTTTTTTCCTGAAGGTGTAGACGCAAATGTCGTTGCAAATTTTATTGATATTGTTGCGAGAGACCTATCTGAAGTTATGGCACCCTTGCCGTCCGTCAACTGTTCGGCGGCGAATCAGAGTTCTGACCGTGCTAGAAAATTTGCTGATACACGCACTCGCATTGCTAACAATTATTTTTCTCATTCGGACTTACAAGTCCAAATGTATACAGGTGCAGATATGTACCTCACATTCGGTTTCGTCCCGTTCGTAGTAGAACTAGACGAAGAAGCAGGGTTACCACGTATCCGTATAGAAAACCCAGTGGGCGCTTACCCAGAGTTTGACCGCTATGGGCGCTGCGTAGCCTTCGCAAAACGTTACTATATGCCATTAGGTGAGTTAGTAGCGAATTTCCCTGAGTATGAAGTTGCTCTATTAGGCAAAGAAGGTTATAACCAAGACCTTAATGCACAACTAGAAGTTATACGTTATTACGATTCAGAGCAATCTGTAGTTTACGTACCTAATAGAAACAACTTAATACTTTCCCAGGCACTTAATCCACTTAATAAGATGATGGTAGTTGTTGCTAAGCGACCATCTCTTGATGGAGAAATGCGTGGACAGTTTGACGATGTGCTCGGTATTCAGTTGCTTCGCAACAGGTTCGCATTACTTGCGATGGAAGCAGCGGAAAAATCCGTTCAAGCGCCAATTGTTGTGCCTCAAGATGTCAATGACTTAGCAATTGGTCCTGATGCGGTTATCCGTACTGCCTCCCCTCAAGGGGTACGCCGTGTTGATTTAAATATTCCGCCTGGAGCATTTACAGAACAACAACTATTACAGCAAGAACTACGTACTGGAACACGTTATCCAGAGGGACGTACTGGAAATATTGATGCCTCTATCATCACGGGACAGGGTGTGCAGGCACTTATGGGAGGCTTTGACACACAAGTCAAGTCTGCTCAGGCTATCTTTGCTTCAGCATTAAAAGATGTTATTAGCCTATGTTTTGAGGTTGATGAGAAGTACTTTAACTTTACAAAGACTATTCGTGGCGTAGATGCTGGCTCTCCATACAGCCTTGAATACACGCCAAGCAAAGACATTAAGAATGACTACTCAGCCGATGTTCGTTACGGAATGTTGGCAGGGCTTAATCCTGCACAGGGTCTTATCTTTATGTTGCAGGCTCTTGGTGGAAAACTTATCTCTAAAGATTTAGCACAACGTGAACTACCATTTGGTGTAAATGTAACTCAAGAACAAGAAAAGATTGAGATAGAAGATTTACGCACAGCGTTAGTCACGTCATTGCAACAATACACACAAACCATTCCACAACTAGCAAGTAATGGTATGGATGCTAGTGGTGTTATTCGTAAGGTTGCTGAAGTTATTAAGGCACGTCAACGGGGCGTTCAGATTGAAGATGCTGTAGAAGAAGTATTTGCTCCTGAAGAATTACCTCCTGCTGGCGGTGCCGAACAAATGGTTGAGCAACCGTCCCCTGCTCCCGCTGGTGCCCCAGCAGGAGGCGCTCCTGAAGGTGCGCCACCATCTTTACAAACACTACTTTCTAATCTAAGTATTAGCGGTAGAGGTAATGCCAGCGCTAGAACAACAGCACGGAGGTAGCAATGCCACCACGTAAAAAAGTAAACAGGAAAGCCAAACCACAGCCTAAGCGTAGAAGAACTACTAAAGAGCCAGTGTTGGTGAAGATTGATTTCTGGGCTATTGCTGCTAAAGAAGTTTATGATGCTTGTGTTCGTGCAGGATTTGATGAAGGTACTGCAATGGCATTTGCTATGGATAGGTCAAGTTATCCTGATTGGATAGTAGACCCGATTGACCCTATTAAAAATCCGTTGGACGACTTTGAAGAAGATGAGGACTAATAATGTCAATGATGCAACCTAGCGATAACAGAGGCGGATACCGCAAGCCTAATAATCCTGCGCCTGTTTCTGGACCTGGTGCATTATCTGCCAGAACAGATGGTGGTCCTACTCAGGCTCCTATGTATTATCCAGATACTACTTATGGTGAGGGCGGATATATGAATCAACAGGATGGTGCGCCTATGATTGGCGGCGCAGATATTCCTACAGATTTACCAGATATTGTAGAACTTGGTGCACCTTCACAATTTGTAGACCAACCAATTTCTTTTGGCTCTAACTGGGGAGCAGGACCTGGATTATCTGCTGTAGTGCCACAACCAACAACAATGCTTTCTACTATAGAAAAAGCACTTAAGACAGATACAACTGGAGTAGCCGAGTTTCTTTATAACAGATTGAATAAATAATCTATGGTAGACCAGAATGATTTTATTCCAGTATCTATTGATTTAGATACTTTACAAAATTCACCTGAACTTATTCAGGTTAGAAATGCTGGCAACTTTACTCCAGATGAGGCTGCTTACTGGCAGGGGATGAGTAAACTAACTAATCTTAATACATTCTTGACTACTGACCCAGATATTAAGAGTGCACGAGATAACTTTTCACGCCTTAGTCCAGAACTACAAGAGGCTTTAATACGTTTAAATCCAGAGGCTGATTATGCACAGCCAGATGAAGGACTTATAAGAAAAACACTTTTTCCAGTAGCCTCTTGGTTTAGCAATCCACTTCGCACTTTAGAAAAAGTAGGCGAAAAATATATTGGCACTTTAGAAAATACTGTTTTAAATACCCTTAATTTTCAAAAGAAAATAAGTGATGCAGCCCTTTCTCCGTTCCGTGGCTCTGATGCTATTGAAAAAGTAACAAGTAGAGATTATTGGACTGAAGGCTGGAATGGTTATAATAAGTGGAATCAAGAAGCCATTACTAAACTAGATGCTGAATATACTTCTGCTACTGGAATCCTGGCTAGAGGTTTAATAGACGGCAAAAACGTATTTGAGATATTTCGTGAGTATGGCGGCATTGACGAAGATATGGCAAATGCTTTTAGCAAATTAGGAACTGATGAGTTCCAGGAGATTTCTGATAGATATAAACGAAATAAAATTAACCTTGGTTCTAGGATTGTAGATTGGGCTGGTAAGTTTGCTCCTTACAGGGAAAACCCTACAACTACAGATTTTATTAGAGATACTTTCGCTAGCGCTGTATTAAATATTGGTGGTATGCGTGGTGTTAAACGTAATAAGTTTGGTGAGTTTGTCACAGAAAATCTGCTAAGCAAAGGCTTTGGTGACCCTTCTACGGGTCTAGATATTGCTGCATTGTTTGTAGTAGACCCACTTACCTACACAACATTTGGTGGTGCTCGTGGTATTGCTGCTACCAAGTCGGTTAGAACAGCACGGGAACTACAAAACATTACCGATTCTGCTACTAAGATTAAAAGAATTGATGAATTATTTACAGACCCACAATGGACAGTTAAACACGAATCATTTGTTAATGATTTGAACGCCTACCGCACAGCACTGGATAATAAGAAAACAGTTGCTGCTGGACAGGCTAGATTAAAGATTGCTTTAGACCATCCAGAGTATGATAATGATGAGTTACTTGGTTTATTGGCTAAGAGTACAGTCAAAAAAGATGGCGAAGAAGTATTAGTTACTGATTTAGATACTTGGCGTAGATGGCTTCAGACTGGCGAACACACTAATTACATAGTTAATGGCAAGATGAACAACATCATTGGCTACCGTGAAGAGTCTGTTGCACTACAAACACGTCAACGCCGAATGATTAATGGTCTTAGAAGTTCTGCTGCTAAAAGATTTCAAGGTTTAGACCGAGATGTAGTTATTGGCAAGAAACCTTTGCCTGGGGAAATTGCAGAAACTTGGGATGATGTAGAGAAAGCCTTGCTTTCTAGACCTATCCTTAGAGACGCTAATACGCCAGAAGAGATGCTGGCTGAAATCGCTAAGAACGAAAAGATTCTTGAGAATTTAACTAAGCCTAAGAACTATATGGCTAAGGATATTAACCGAGCCTTTGGTGAGTTGCTAGCCCGTATGCCTGCAGAGAGTATGCAGATTTTCTGGGCAGATGCTTTAGTTGATAAGAGCATTGATGCTCTCAGAAGTTATGCCCGTCTAATCACGGGCGATAGACTACGCACAGAGTTTATTGTTCAGCAATACAAGATGGGGTCAAGAAATGACCGTATCAATATGTTGTATATGCTAGATAAAACTTGGCTAGATTCTGCTGGTGCAGCATTTACTCCACAAGGTATTGAACTGCGTGATGCTATTTTGCAATCAAGATATATTGGTACTGAATATGCCAGCATTGTTTCTGACTATATAGATGATGTACCAGATGTCTTTGATGCTTATAAGACTGTACCTAATCTACCACCTGGGGTTAGCCAGTTTATGCACACAACAGAAGGCATTAAGGTTATGCCTTTTGATAATGTCATACGAGATATTTATAATAAAGTAGGTTTGACTAACCTAGCCAAAGGTAAGTATGGTGATAAACGCTATAGAAACCTAGTTAAAAAACTAGGTTATATGTATTACACTGGTAGTACAAATAATGCTTTTTCCCGTGCGTTTAACAGAGGTTATGTATTTCTTCTATTATTTCCAAAGTTAGTTATCAAGTCAGCAGTAGATGAAGCAACAGTTCTTGCAAATGTATCTTCACCATCTATGGTGTTTGATTTGCTATATGGTAAAGGCGCACAGTTAAGCAAGATTAATCTAGCCATTACTGCAGATAATAGTATGCAAGGCCCTATCAAAGAAATGTTTTTAAATTTAGTAGGTAAGAATCCTGCTAAGTTTAAGAGCGCTTTAGAGCGCAAGCAGATGACGGGTATGCAAAAACGGGAGATAGAGTTTGTAGACCCCGATACTGGTGAGATAATTGTTCAGCAAGAACTAGTTACCGCAGAAGAA